ATCAAGATAATCAGCAATTTCCACCTGTTCATCATATGTCGGTTCAAATACCATCAGACGGGAGAACTCCGAAAAATTAAGTCCTTGTCTTACGCCATTTCCCATGTTATAGAATACCTTCATACAATCATACGCATGAAGGAGATATCTATAATATCTTGTATCAATATTCGCAATTGGCATCAAGTCAATATAGGCAGACGTAATAATACCGTGCTCCTTTACAAGTCCTGTTCTAAGGCTTCTCTTATCATTTTGGAGGTCAGTAGGACGGATAATTATATCTCCGGCCTCAACAATATTATAAGTATTAAAACTTTCAGGAAGGAGTCCATCGCTCGTATTAATATCTTTCCTTATGACATTTCCATAGCTTAAAGATAGCAAATTATCCTCATTTCCAAGCTTATTCTTATTCTTGCGTTCTCCAAAATAAGAATAAACAGGATGAACATTCCAATGAGCAGGGATTTCTCCAACCCACTCAATCCCACTATCTTTAAATTCAACATCTGGTTTCAATCCTCTGGAGACTACTTCTTTTATCTTGGCTCTCTTATACTCTTCTAACGCATCTATTTGTGATTGAATATCTTGTAGAAGCAAATTAATTTCTTGACATTTTTCATCAAGATAATCCGCAATTTTTCGCTGCATAGAAACAGGCGCTACCGGAATAAACAGATTCCCAAACTTATCCATAGGTATCCTCATTCTAATGGTATTTAATTTACCATTGCTTGATTCTTTCATAAGGATACCGTTGCCCAATCCAAACAAACTTTTCTGGAAAACAGTGGTCTGAAAAATGTAATTATAATATCTTACATCTTCCGTTTCATTCCATGGTCGAAGCATATAATACACCGGACTTACACAACCAAAATACTGTGATAAACCTACTGAACCAGAGAGAATATTCATACTATTCATTACAATATCACCGGGATAAGCCAATCTGTATGCACTCACATCTTCTTTAGGTTTATTTCCGCCACCTTCTTTTTGGTCATAAGGAATAACTCCTTGTTTAGCAGTCAGCGACAAAATATCTGTAGTCCTTACAGGATTGTTTTTTTCAATTCTTTCCTGTAAACAATATTTGATTTTCTTTAATTCCCAATCAGATGGATAGCTTCCCAACCACTGAATTCCACTTTCTATCATTTCACCCATATGGTCACCACCTTAATCAAATATTCTCTTTACTCGTATCGCAATTTCATCTTCAAGTTCTAAAAATCTATTCTGAAGTTCAGAACTTGCTGCAGGCTGTAAATACTTGTAAAATGTTCTTGTAAACGGTATTTCTGCGCCAGTTTTTACAACCGGATTCTTTCCATCCAAATTTTCCTCAAAAAAAGCAACTGCGTCAGGTATATGGGGAAGAACCTCTCTTTTCATATAATCATCGATACTTTCGCCAACATTAACCAGTTCTGTTTCTTTTGTATTTTTATCAAAAATAATATTTCCCTTTTTGTCTTTATGAATCTTTGCTTTCTTATCCATAACAGAAAGCCCATCGGCAATTTTATCAATAAGTTTTTTGTCAGTTGTAACATCAGCCAACACATTTCTTAATACAGGCAAAAACTCTTCAGGCGAGAAATATAACTCATCAGAAGTGTTGTTCTGTAATGTTTCGATAATTCCTTCATATAAAGCCTGATTGTTCTGGTAAGACTCTAACTTCTTTAACTCTTTACCTGTCAATTCATCCATACTCTCAAGTTCAGCAACTTTGGCCTCGTCATATAAGCTCGCTAAGGTACCCCCTGATAACATAGCCGTAATTCTGTTAGCAGTAATTGCATAGCTTCTCTGCATAGGCTGCATTATCAGATATTCTTTATAAATAAAATCAGAATTATTAAATATCTTACAATGCTCGTTTTCTGAAAAATCCGCATAAAGTTTTGTAATAGCAGAACGGTCTTCAGGCGAAATTTCGTTCTTCTTATCACCTAAGGCTTTTCTTAATTTCTTATAGTATGAACTTGCATCTACTAACTGTACTTTCCCTTTTCTTTCTGCACGTTTATTCTTTGATAAAACCCAAATATATGTTGCAATACCAGTGTTGTAAAATAAATCTGTTGGTAAAGCAATAATGGCTTCAATCAAATCATTTTCTAACATCCATTTTCTAATTTGGCTCTCACCGGACGCTGTGCTTCCAGCAAACAAAGGACTACCGTTCTCAATAATTGCAGCACGGCCTAAATGCTCATCCATTTTATCAATAGCTGACTGAAGGAAAAGCATCTGCATATCACCAGAGCCCGGAAGACCTGCGCCCCAGCGACCATCAAATCCTTTTTTATACTCGTCGTTTACAGCATCTTCAACACCCTCTGCTGCATCTTTACCACCCCAAGGAGTACCAAAAGGAGGATTTTCGATGACAAAACGCATCTTGGTATCTTTGAAGCAGTCTGCCTTCATAGTATCCTGATAGCAGATATTTTCTGCATTCTGTCCTTTAATCATCATCTCTGCAAGACAGATTGCATAAGACTCCGGATTGATTTCCTGACCAAAAAGGCGCACATCAGCTGTAGGATTATATCTTTTGATGAAGTTATAGCTTGTAGAAAGCATACCACCAGTACCACAAGCTTGGTCTAATACAGTTATAACTTTTCCGTCATCAAAAATATCATCGCAGCCTTCAGCAAGAAGGATATTTACCATAAGCTTGATGATGTCACGGCCTGTGTAGTGGTCACCAGCTTCAGCATTTTCAGAAAATCTACGAATTAAATCCTCAAAAATGTATCCCATCTTTACATTATCAATTGTACGCGGATTAAGGTCTAACTCAGAGAAAGCCTTTACAACGCTAAGCAGGCGATTGTTCTTATCCATCTTATCAATCTGCTTATAGAAATCCAGACCCTTTTCAGCAGATACGATAATCTCCTGAACATTAGGTGAAAAACTCTGCAGATATGCCTTGAAATTTGCAGCAAGATGGTCTGCGTCATTAACAAGCTCTGCAAGGTCAAATTCACTGGTATTGTAGAACTGGAAGCCAGAAATACGATACATAGCTTTAACAGGATAGTTCGGATTTGCCTTGAACTGCTCAACTACCTTCTGCTTTGTAGGTGCCAGCGCACACTCAAAACGACGTATAATAACCATCGGAATAATAACATCTTTGTACTTATCACTCTGGTAGGTACCACGCAGCTTGTTTGCGATAGACCAGATAAAATTCACTTCTGTAGATACATCGACTGGGGAATCATCCCACATTGCATCAATTACTTGTTTGTTAGCCATTGCTTTATCCTCCAATCATGGGAATATAACATTCCCAGCATAGTTCTATTCTAAATTCTTAGGTGTCCCAAAATACGGACTTAGTCTTCATCCTCTGGATAATCATCAAAAGGTGGCATTCCTTCGTATTCCTCCGGATGAAGCTCCCTATATAAATCTCTCAGCTTATATCTTAATTTTGTAGTTTGAGGTCTTAATACCTCTCTTAGTTTACAGCCTTGTTCCCAAGATTGATTTCTTGCAATCAATTCGAGTCCATGAGGTGTTTCCAATACACGCATATATTCATCTGTAAGATATTGCGTTAAATCATTAAGTGCACCAATCGTATCAAAAATAATTCTGCGAAGCTCCTTATTCTTGAACTTCAGCATTTTTACGTCCCATTTTTCGCAGTAGCTTATATCAATCTCGTCGTAAAGATTGATATCAACTCCGGGAACTGTAAAATCCGTTTTGATGCATTTAATCACAAGCTCGTCGTAGTCTTTTTTGAATTCTTCCAGCAGCTTTGAATCCTCTAAGCTAATTGTGATTTCACCAAAAGGAACCACTTCACTTTTTACTGCCTCTCCAGCAAGATAAACATTGGCCGGCCCATTAATATTCACCTCATTAGCATTGCCAATGAATGTATGTCCATCTCCAGGAATATTTATTTCCTTTGATTGAGACTTATCATCACTCATGTTCCACCTCTTCTTCAATATTCATCATCATCTTATAATGCTGTTCCTGCTGCATTGCTTCGAATATTAATTTGAATACAGTCTTATACTGTTCAACATCAGTTCCATCCTCAACAAAGTTTAATCCATCACTAATAATTGCAGGACTTTCGTTGATATAAGAAAGCAATGCAGACGCTAAATGGTATCTGTCATAGTTAGGTTTTTTACCTTCTTCGTAATCTATGAACTTTTCTTTGTTATCTTCAAGAACAATCTTTACTAAGTCATTTCCATCATAACCGCAGAGTTGAATAAAGTAATATTCTAATATACGGCGAATGACATTTGTCAGAGTGTTAACTGTCTTAAGTTCTCTATACTCATCCCATAGAGCTGCATATGAGTTTTGAATTGGATTATAATTTTCTATTTCTGTCGGCACCGTTTGACTCTTTCTCACGCACAAAATAATTCCTGAAACATTATCTGTTTTACGAATCAAATAGAACGAAACACTACGATAACGTTTCACTTGATGATGCGTAATTTCCTTGTGAAAATAAACATTATGCGTCAGAATAAAAATCTGCTTAATGTAATCGCCATCGACCTTCTGACTTCTATAGTCAGTATTGTTATAGCAAACTTCAATCATTTCTCTTACAAGAGCACTGACTATAAATAATGCTCCGCTATCCATACTTGATACTGGGTCATCAATTACAACGATTTTCTCTTTCACCTCGTCACTACTATAGCTACCCTTTACCAAATGATAAAAATACAGGAATGCAATAAAGTTTCTTTCGCCTTCAGACAGCTTTTCAGCAATGCTTCCGTCCGGACGAATTACTTCATATGTATTCTGAACGCCTTCCTTGGCTTTTAAGCTGAATCCTTGAAAACCGGATGTGCGAATAATTCTATTGATACCTTCTATTGCTGCTTCTGTGTTTACGACCTGCTTGTTGAGGTCTGCAATATCATTGTTAAGCTGCTTACCCTCAGCAATCAATGTTTTCATCTGTGTATTCAAAGCTGAAACATCAACAGAAATCTTCGTGATGGTGTCGCGATATGTCTTAACAACATCCTTTAGCACATAAGCAAGGTACTCCCACACTTCTTTTTTGCACTTGATTTTCTGGTTCTTAATATCGCTAACAATATTGTTTCTGGCATTAATTTGAGCATTCAGCTTATCGATAATTGCACCTATATCCAGAAGAAGTGTATCTATATCCTCAAGCGATGCAATCGTTGTAGGCTCCTTAACCTTGGCAGCAATGCGCTGATTATTAATAGTAATTGCATCTTGCAACATCTTTAATTTGGTCTGATACGGCTCAATGTTTAATCCCGGCATAATCTCGTCGAGATTACCCTGAAGGGTTCTCAGTATTGAGTCCATCTCGGATTTATATACAGACTGGAATTTTGTTATTTCCGCTATGTCCGACTGATACTGTGCATCAAAACAAGCTGCTATATCTTGGTCAAAATCCTCTGGCAACTTCTGCTGGCAGTATGGACACTTGCCATCCGTCTGTCCAGCGTAATGTGAATGACCTTGTCTTACCCAGTCAGTTGCATTTAACGCTTTAATGAAACTTGCAAATGGGGTTTCACTACTGCTTGCAATTGCTTTACCCATAAGCTCATATCCCGGAAGAGACGCGTAGGTCGCCTTACCAGCCTTCGCATAAACTGCATATTTTTTATCATCACCGTGAAATATTGTATTTACCGTTGATTCCAGTTCAGAAAAATCATGGTCAACTGGGGTTATGGCCAATATCTCTTCAGCGAATAATGCCTTCTTCTTTTTACCGGTAATAACAGCATCAAATACTACTCGTATCCTTTCTGTCTGTTTCCAGCACTCTTCTTGATATTCTATCAGTGCAGTATCTTTTTCCCCTTGCTTCTTGTCAGCGGTTTCCTTGGCTTGTTTGTATTCTTCACCCTTTTGTTTTTTCTGCTCAGCTAATTTTTCTAATTTCTTTTGTACTTCAATATTGGTTTCGCATACTGTAAATACACCTGCTAAATTATCATAGTTTGCAAAGTTAGCATTTACAAAATCAGTATCATAAACCAAGACATCATAATCTGATGCAGACTTTCCGTTCTGCCATTCAACCTCTGAATTTGACTTTATTGTTCTCGCTATGGTAGACTTACCAGCACCATTTTTACCATAGAAAAAATTAACGAATGTCGGCTCTATTACTTCACCTGTAAATGTGGCGTCATTTAGTGTTATTTTTTCAATTGCTGATTGCATCTTTGGCTTCATTATAAAACCTCCTCCTTATTCTTTAATTTTTCCTTCTCTAACCCATTCATCTACTTCAGAGATTTTGAACTTATATCTTTTACCTGCCTTATAAACAGGAAGTTTTCCTTCTTTAATCCATGTTCTTACAGTATCCTGACTCAAACTCAAATGCTCTGCGACATCCTCAAGATTGACCCATTTTTCTACCTGCATGCTTTCATATTCTTCGCTCATCTTCTTACCTCCATGAATATTGTCAATGAGTGTTAATGTTACATTCTAAATAGTGGAATACCGTTTTCACCTAAGACCTCCACCATATTTATTCTCTTTATAGCCCAATGCATACGATTGAGTTCGTTAAAATTCGTATTACCTTGAAGACCCAATTCATATATGAGTTCATTCAGTTTTTGCTGTGGAATCGCATTAAGTAGCTGATAATACACCTTGATTCCATTATCCTGTACCTTCACATCGGTAATAATCCCATAATGTGCGTAGTGATTATCATCGGTTTTGCCATAACTATGGTTTTCTGTAGCTATGATTGTAGGAAACATTTTTATTTCAGCTATAGCCTCCGGTGTTAATGCCGAATACTTATCTTTCAAATCATCTGATGTACTTTCTGTAATAGCTCTGTCTTTATCAACCATTACATGACCTGTCCCATCGAGTTCATCACCTGCAACAACAATCAAATTGTAATAATCCAAATTCAATGTCACCTGCATCGGCGTGTTCTGATACATTCCATTTGGCAAAGAGTTAACCAATATCATGGTTTTGTATTCGTTCTTGACGTTATCTGCATGAGCAATAAGTGTATTGCCATCTCCCGGAAGATTGATTTCTGTGGGAGTGTCATTTTGCTGTAACACAGTAGGTCCAACAGACTGAAGTTTATTCTCCATTCTTCTTTCCTCCGTAGAAATTATTCACTGTGTCGACATGGTTATAAAAGCTATTATTGTTACCAGTGACATTAAAGTTGAAAGTCATCTGTGGTGCAGTCTTCTTTGATGGCTCATCACCATCTTTTTGTTCCGACTCAACAGGTTCAATAACTACAGTCTCGTCATCTACTTCCTCTGGTTCTATGCTCTCTGCAACAGACGCATAAGATAATAGTATCTGATGATTTATTCCTTCACCCATATTACCTTCATACACCCTCGGTGCACCGCCTTTAGGAGGACACCAAGTATCATATGTATCTCTTCCGATTGTAGCTGCCTCCTTACGCATCACAGTGAAATGAAACACACCAAGAAGAAATGCCTGAAAGCAAAAATCTGTTTTCCTTATTATCTGTTCCTTACTAAGTGTATCTCCGTTCTCACAAACATAAAAAGGCTGTTCAGGAAGAATGGTTTCATCTTTATCAATTAATTCGACGAGCGCTTTAACAAGTGTCTCGTCTTTTTTCGTAGTGTCTTTCATATGAAGATACTCTTCACAGAAAGCAATCATAGCATTTAAAGCTTCACTGTAATTATCACTAATTCTCTGATTGAACGCCTTTAATGCTGTTCTATCACTGAAAGGGAAATATGTACCACCTTTGTTTTTGCAACTTTTGTAATCAAATGTATTTCCCTTAATTGTTTTCATCATAGATTCTAACGGTTCCTGAAAATCCGGAACAATTACCTTTGATAATCCTATCAACGATTCTGGCTCGGATAAACCATCAGTATCTCCCATATAGTGTTCTCGCACACCGTATCTTGGTTTTCTGGCCTCCAACAGCAGTGTAAAAAAAGTACCGCCGCAGAGCCTTATTTTCTCATTATTTGTCATTGATTGTCCCTCGTTTATTAAATACCAACTCTACTAACTGTACCAACTATGGCAGGCCAACTTAGCTAACTATTGGATGTCTCTATGAGCTACTCATAGGGACTTTTTTAGTTTTGTTTGTTAGAAAAATCGATTTTATAAATCAGATTAACTCCTAACAAACCCCACTAAACCATTATAACACAAAGCTGCACTTTTTTCAATCTCAGCGCTACAAACAGACCAAGTAGATGATGAAACTTCAGTGATAGCCATGTGAAAGCCCTGTGAAAGCTCAAAAAGCCAATCACAGGAGGAAAAAATCATGGCAAACAACGAAAACCAGAGTAAAAAACGTTACTATCCACTTCGCGATACTGAGAATCCTTATAAAGTCTCACTCGTGGAAATCACCGAAGCTCAGTACAGAGCTCTGTATCCTGAAATCTGGGCAACCCAGAAACGCGAACAGTACCATCATCGCTGTATGTGTACAAAGAAATATCTTTGGAAATGCGATGGCAACTGCGATTTATGCGAATACCATTCTGCTGGAGACACGCTTTCATTAGATGTACCTACGGAAGACGGTAATGCGAATATGTATGACACGATTCCTGATACCGCTCCTACTATGGAAGATGTTATTTCAGATGCAATTCTTCTTGAGCAGCTTATTGCTAAGTTCCGTGAGCTCGACCCTGATGCGGACCTCATTATTGAGATGCTTGGCAATGAACTTTCAGACCGCAAGATTGCAGAGCAGCTCGGTCGCAAGCAAAGAACTTTCGCAGACCAGATGAAGAAATACAGAACCGAGTTTCGTAAAATGCGTGGCTACTAATCTTACATAAGATAAGTAGTAATCCAATCCCTCTGGCATCCATCAAACAGATGTCGGAGGAATTTTTATTTTTTCAAAATTTCTCCGCTCAAATCTCACACCCATCTCCAGTGGAAAGTGTAAGGCAGGTCACAACAAGCCTTAACAACCACGGAAACGGAGGTGAAGCAAGTGAAACAGTCCTACTTCGATTCAGGCGGTAACGACCGTGAATTGATTGCAGTACTTACAGCAATCTCACAGGTATCCGCGAGAATGGCGAGAAACATGACAATCCTCGCAAACACAAGACAATCAGAGAAAGGAGAAAGTCGCTATGAGCAAAATGAGCGATATGGCAATGACCATCGAAGAGCTGCGAAGTGCAGCCGCTGCTATTAATGAAGCAGCAAACTGGTTAGCAGAACAGTTCAGCGGTACAGCTGAAGAAGCCCCCACAAAGGAACCTGCTGCCAAGAGAGAAAAGAAACCAGAACTCAAACTTGAGGATGTACGTGCTGTTTTAGCAGAAAAGTCCCGTGCAGGACATACAGCTGCTATCCGTACCATTCTTCAGAAATACGGAGCTTCCAAGTTATCCGGTGTTGACCCTAAGCACTATGAAGCCCTGCTTCAGGATGTGGAGGTGCTTGACAATGCCACCTAAAGGACACGCGGTCTTATCCGCATCAGCATCACATCGCTGGTTAAACTGTCCACCTTCTGCAAGACTCTGCGAAAGCTACGATGACAAAGGCAGCGATTATGCTGCCGAAGGAACCGAAGCTCATGAGCTTTGTGAATTCAAATTAAAGAAGGCTCTCGGTATGGAAGCCAGCGACCCTACTGAAAACTTAACATGGTACAACGAGGAAATGGATGACTGTGCAAATGGTTACGCCGCTTACATCCTCGAACTGGTAGAAGCAGCTAAGGAAACATGCTCTGACCCGAAGGTACTGATTGAACAGCGCGTTGATTTCTCACGCTGGGTTGAACAGGGATTCGGAACTGCCGACTGCATCATCATCGCAGATGGAACCTTAAGAATATGCGATTACAAGCATGGTCTCGGTGTTCTGGTATCCGCTGATGATAATCCGCAGATGAAATGTTATGCGCTCGGTGCCTTAGAGCTCTTCGATGATATTTACGACATCGATACCGTCAGCATGACAATCTACCAGCCAAGGCGTCAGAACATCTCTAATTTCGAGATTTCAAAGGACGAACTGTATGCTTGGGCCGATGAAGTATTAAAGCCTACAGCTGACCTTGCATTCGCCGGTGACGGGAACTTCCTTTGCGGTGAATGGTGTGGTTTCTGTAAAGCAAAACATGAATGCCGTGCCAGAGCGGAAGCAAATCTCATGCTTGCACAGTATGACTTCAAACTTCCACCGCTGCTTGAGGATTCTGAAATTGAATACATCCTCTCCCGTGCTGATGAACTGGTAGCTTGGGTATCAGATATTAAAGAATATGCTCTGCAGCAGGCAATCAGCGGTAAGGAATGGAATGGCTGGAAGTTAGTCGAAGGACGCGCCAACCGTAAATATTCCAACGAAGATGCTGTCATTCAGGCTGTTACCGATGCAGGCTTTGACCCTTATGAGAAGAAGCTTCTCGGTATCACTGCAATGCAGAAGTTACTGGGTAAATCCAGATTTGATGAGCTACTAACAGCTTACATCGAAAAGCCGCAAGGCAAACCTACTCTTGTGCCGGAAAGTGATAAACGACCGGCAATGAACAATGCAAAAAATGATTTTATGGAGGAAAATTAAATGAACAAGAATGTAAAAGTATCAAATCCTATGAAGGTAATTACTGGCCCTGATACACGTTGGTCTTACGCTAATGTATGGGAGCCAAAGTCAATTAACGGAGGTACACCTAAGTACAGCGTATCTCTTATCATTCCTAAGTCTGACACTAAGACCATCGCCAAGATTGAAGCAGCAATCGAGGCTGCCTACAAAGAAGGCGAAGCTAAGCTCAAAGGCAATGGCAAGTCTGTCCCTGCTCTTTCTGTCATCAAGACACCTCTTCGTGACGGCGATATGGAAAGACCCGATGACCCTGCTTATGCCGGCAGCTACTTTGTAAATGCCAATGCTACATCTGCACCGGGTATTGTGGACGCAGACCGCAATCCTATCCTTACTCGCTCTGAGGTTTACTCCGGTGTGTACGGTCGTGCCAGCATCAACTTCTATGCTTTCAATAGCTCTGGCAATAAGGGAATCGCCTGCGGCCTTAACAATCTGCAGAAGATTCGTGATGGTGAGCCTCTTGGCGGCAAGGCATCTGCTGAGTCTGATTTCGCATCTGATGAAGATGACGATTTCCTTGATTAATGGAGGTGGCGACTATGGAAATGTTACAGGCTATTCTCGTTGTCATCCTTCTTGCTATCTGGTTTGTATTCAGTATCGTGTTCCTTATCACTGCGGTTCAGAATCTCATCAATGACCGCAAGCGTGAACAGCGCGAAATTGAAAAGGACAAGCGTGACCTTGAATACCATGAAGCTCGTATGAAGGAACTCAGCAAGTAAACCAATCTCATATTATTAACCGTGGAGGTGGTGGGAGCAATCCTGCCACCTTTGTGGTTTAGAAAGGACAAGCTAATGAAAACACTTAGTATTGATATTGAAACTTTCAGCGATGTACAGCTTCCGAAAACAGGCGTATATCGATACTGTGAGTCTCCTGATTTTGAAATATTGCTATTTGCCTACAGTGTAGATGCTGGCCCTGTTCAGGTTGTCGACCTTGCCTGTGGTGAAAAGATACCCGAAGCTATCATTGCTGCGCTTGAAGATGATACTGTCATTAAGTGGGCATTCAATGCTTCTTTTGAACGTATCTGTCTCTCACGCTTCTTAGGTTATCCAACCGGCGAATACTTAAATCCTGAAAGCTGGCGCTGTTCTATGATATGGGCGGCCACAATGGGACTACCATTATCCTTGGAAGGTGTCGGCACAGTTCTTGGACTTGAAAAACAGAAACTTACTGAAGGAAAAGACCTCATCAAATACTTCTGTCAGCCTTGCGCTGCTACTAAATCCAACGGCGGCAGAACCAGAAACAGACCTTTTCATGCTCCTGATAAATGGGAAGCCTTCAAGCGATATAACATCCGTGATGTTGAAACAGAAATGGGTATCCAGCAGAAGCTTCACAAATTCCCAGTTCCAGATAGTGTCTGGGAAGAATACCACATCGACCAAGAAATCAACGACCGTGGTGTAAGACTGGATATGGAACTTGTGCATCAGGCTATTGAAATGGACTCTCGCTCTCGTGAAGAGCTGACTGCTGCCATGAAGGATATTACTGCACTTGAAAATCCGAACTCTGTCCAACAGATGAAACAATGGTTATCAGATAACGGTGTAAAAACCGACAGCCTTGATAAAAAGACTGTGGCAGAGCTTTTGAAAGACGCTCCGGAGAAGCTTGCTGACGTACTTACTCTCAGGCAGCAACTGGCAAAATCATCTGTGCGTAAATATCAGGCTATGGAAAAGACCGTCTGCGAGGATGGTCGTGCTCGCGGAATGTTTCAATTTTACGGGGCTAATCGAACCGGCAGATTTTCAGGACGTAATATCCAACTGCAGAACCTGCCTCAAAATCATCTTCCTGATTTAGCAGAGGCACGCAGTCTGGTACGTTCCGGTGATTTTGAAGGTGTAAAGCTTTTGTATGAAGATGTACCAGACACCTTATCACAGCTAATAAGAACAGCATTTATCCCTCGCAATGGCACTCAGTTTCTTGTTGCAGACTTTTCTGCAATTGAAGCTCGTGTTATTGCATGGTTCGCTGGTGAAGAATGGCGACAAAGGGTATTTGCCAAAGGCGGTGACATTTACTGTGCTTCTGCTTCACAGATGTTTAAGGTTCCTGTTGAAAAGCATGGTATTAATGGGCACCTGCGCCAGAAAGGAAAAATCGCAGAACTTGCTCTTGGATATGGCGGCTCCGTAGGTGCTTTGAAAGCTATGGGGGCTATCGAAATGGGACTTACAGAAGATGAGCTTCCTGCACTTGTAGATGCTTGGCGCCAGTCAAATCCACATATCGTTGAATTCTGGTGGGCTGTTGACCGCGCAGTTATGGAAGCAGTGAAATACAAGCATACAACAACCGAGTATGGACTCACCTTCTCTTGCAGAAGCGGCATGCTCTTTATCACTTTGCCTTCTGGCAGGAACCTTGCATATGTTAAGCCAAAGATAGGAACCAATAAGTTCGGTGGTTCCTGCATTACCTATGAAGGTGTCGGCAGCACTAAGAAATGGGAGCGCCTCGATTCCTACGGACCAAAGTTCGTCGAAAACATCGTGCAAGCAACAGCTCGTGACATTCTCTGCTATGCCATGAAGACCCTGCAGCACTGTTCTATCGTTATGCATATTCATGATGAACTTGTTATCGAGGCCGACCCTCGTATGTCATTGGATGCTGTATGTGAGCAAATGGGAAGAACTCCGCCTTGGGCTAAAGGTTTGCTTCTTCGTGCAGATGGTTATGCAACACCGTTTTACAAAAAAGATTAAATTCATCCGCTCAAACCGAGCGTTCATCTCCAGTGGAAATTAGAGGTGGACGCTCTTTTAGTCTACCCTGAAAGGAGGACTCTGGTATGAGCATCAATAAATACAACAGCGAGGGCTATCCTGACCCAACAGCACATGATGCATTGGAGATTATCGAGCAGGAGCAGCGTGCCCTTCGTGCTTTCAGGCCTATCGTGTATATCTGTTCACCCTATGCAGGTGATATTGAAGCGAATGTTACTGCTGCAAGAAGATACAGTCGCTTTGCAGTGGATGAAGGATATATACCCATTGCACCACACTTACTGTTTCCACAGTTTCTTAATGATGCAGAACCTGCAGAACGTGAACTCGGCTTATTCTTTGGTAACGCACTGATGAGCAAATGTTCTGAAGTATGGGTGTTTGGCAATCGTATCTCATCCGGAATGGAAGCGGAAATCAATCGTGCCAAGTGGAAAAACTACCGCTTGCGCTATTTCACAGAAGAATGTCAGGAGGCTTAATACTATGTATGAAATTAAACAAAACAGACGCAGATTACAAGATGGTACGGAGATTACCACTTACACCCGTGATGTTGTCAGCTGCAACATTCTCGAAGTTGAAGCAGGCACCACAGGTTTTATGGGAGGCGATACAGGACATGGCGGTCGCACCTATTTTCGCATCAAAGATGAAGGCTGCACCGATATGAATATTCGCGTTATACGTGACCGCTTCGGAGATACAGAAGGATTTGAAGTAATGCTTGGTGGTGACTGCGAGCTTGAAACAATGATTCGTGCACTCAAGTTTATTACTAAGGTGCTGGAGGATGAATCCGAGGAGGTGTACGACTAATGTTTACCATTTACTGTTCTGATGTTACCGGAAATCCCGGTAACTGCTCCTACCCTCATAAGCAGGTTATTCTCGACGAGGACAGCCTGAAAACTGCAATCAGCCATGATTATGTATGTGCTGAATATAAAAACAGCTACCGCAATAGTGACAACTTTATCGGTAGCGACTGTCTGCCAGTAGACTGCGATAATGACCATTCAGAAAATCCTGAAGACTGGATTACTCCTGAAGATGTTATGCAGGCTTTTCCCGGCGTAACCTTCGCAGTTCATTACAGTCGTTTTCACAACAAAGTGAAAAATGGTAAGCCTGCAAGACCGAAGTTTCATATTCTTTTTCCAATCGAGTATGTAACCGATGCTACGCTTTACGCTGATATGAAAAAGCTGGTCAATTCCATCTTTCCTTACTTTGATACGCAGGCTCTGGATGCCGCTCGTTTCTTCTTTGGGACTGCTGCCGCTGAGGTTGCTCTATATCCGGGACGCATGAACTTAACAGAATATCTCGATGAGGACATTTTCGATGAAGATATGTCAACGGGGCAATATTATAGTTCCTCTATCCCTGAAGGCAGTCGTAATGCTACCATGTCAAGATTTGCCGGAAAGGTCATCAAAAAATATGGTGACAGTGATAAAGCATATCAAGCATTTCTGGATGAAGCTACAAAGTGTAATCCACCACTGGAAGCATCCGAACTTGCTACTATCTGGCACAGTGCTCAGCGTTTCTACGCCCGTGTTTCACAGCAGGATGGATATGTTGCTCCTGAAGTATATAATGACCCTTCCTGTTATAAACCAGAGGATTATTCCGATGTCGGACAAGCTGAGGTGTTAGCAAAATATTTTTCTAAGGAATTGCGTTACTCTCCGGCTACTCACTTTATCCGCTATTCCGACCACTACTGGCAGGAAAGTGAACCCGGCGCTCAGGCTGTGGCACATGAGCTTACAAGACGTCAGCTTAAGGAAGCTAACAATGACCTGATGGAAGCACTCGACAAAATGAAAAACTGCGGTGCTCAGAATATTCTCGACAGTACATCAAAGGCAAAGGCAGAACAGCTTATGAACGAGGAACAGCTGAAAGTATATCAGGAATTCTTAGCTGCAAAAGCATATCAGACATTTGCAATCAAGCGTCGCGATTCCAAAAACGTGACATCCACATTAAAAGAATCACACCCAATGCTTGAGATTTCTCCGAGGGACTTGGATGCAGACTGCTTTGCGCTTTGTACTCCTGAAGCAACCTATGACCTTCGTAAAGGTATGGCAGGTGCTCGCGAACACTCCCCTGAAGACTTTATTACGAAAATCACCAGTGTATCACCGGGTCAGAAAGGTATGCAGATTTGGCTTGATAGTTTGAATCTTATCTTCCAGCACAATCAAGAGCTTATCGATTATGTTCAGATGATTTGTGGTCTTGCTGCAATTGGCAAAGTTTATGTAGAAGCACTCATCATTGCTTATGGTGATGGTCGTAATGGTAAGTCCACCTTCTGGAATGCTATTTCTCGTGTACTCGGTCTTTACTCCGGTAATATTTCTGCTGATACCTTAACCGTCGGTTGCCGCAGAAACATCAAACCTGAAATGGCAGAAGTCAAAGGAAAGCGTCTGCTTATTGCCGCCGAGATGCAGGAAGGCGCAAGACTGAATGACTCTACCGTAAAACAACTCTGCTCCACTGATGATGTTTTTGCTGAAAAGAAGTATAAAGACCCCTTCTCATTCAAACCTTGCCACACGCTTGTGCTTTACACGAATCACTTGCCTCGCGTATCTGCATCTGACGATGGTATCTGGAGACGTTTGATTGTAATTCCTTTTAACGCCAAGATTACCGGCAGCAGCGACATCAAGAATTACAGTGAGTATCTCTACGATAATGCAGGCAGTGCCATTCTTGCGTGGGTCATCGAAGGAAGCAAGAAAGTCATTGAGCTGGATTATCAGATTCCAGTTCCGGCCTGCGTGCAGGAAGCCATCAACGAATACCGCAGCCAGAACGACTGGTTCGCTCACTTCATTGAGGACAAGTGCGTTGTGGGTGACGATTATAAGGAAAGTTCCTCTTCTCTTTATCAGGCATATCGCAACTACTGCATCGATACCAACGAATACGTGCGCAGTACCGCTGACTTCTATTTTGCATTGGAAAATGCTGGCTATGAGCGTATCACTCAGAACAGAAAGCGCTATTTCAAGGGTCTGCGTATCCGTACCGAAGACGATTTTGAAGAAGAATTCTTGGACTAATTAGAAATAATGACAAGGTGTATCAAGGTATATTTATAAACTTTTCTATAGGCTAAAAAAAATTGAATATAAAAAAGTTAGGTAAATACCATTGATACACCTTGCACATCATGAAAATTAAACTCTGATGGAGGATGACAATGTTAGAAAAACAGATAGAAAACAAGTTAACAAGGTCGGTTAAAAAGGCTGGTGGGATTGCACTTAAGTTCGTGTCCCCAAGTTTCGCCGGAATGCCCGACCGTTTAGTCTTACTACCTGATGGGGTGTGTGCTTTTGTGGAGCTTAAGGCTCCGGGAAAGACGCCACGCCCTCTTCAGATATCAAGGCACAAAATGCTGCGCTCACTTGGTTTTAAGGTTTATGTGATTGACAGTACAGAACAGATTGGAGGAATGCTTCATGAACTTCTCACCACATAATTATCAGGCCTATGCTATTGATTATATTGAAACACACCCTGTGGCTGCAGTTCTCCTCGATATGGGTCTTGGAAAAACCGTTATTTCATTGACTGCCATCGCAGATCTTCTATTTGACAGTTTTGAAGCACATCGTGTTTTAGTGGTAGCTCCACTTCGAGTAGCACGCGATACTTGGCCTGCTGAAATTAGTAAATGGGAACATCTGAAGAATCTCACATATGCTGTTGCTGTGGGCACGGTAAAGGAACGAAAAGCTGCATTAGCGGCGAATGCTGACATCACAATAATCAACAGAGAGAACTTAGGGTGGCTTATTGATAGCAGCGGTTTCGATTTTAATTACGATATGGTAATTATTGACGAGCTCTCTTCCTTCAAGAACCATACATCAAAACGCTTCCAGTCTCTTATGAAGGTGAGACCAAAGGTGAAAAGAATCATCGGACTTACCGGTACGCCTTCTTCAAACGGACTTATGGATTTGTGGGCAGAATTCAAGCTACTGGATTTTGGTGAACGTCTCGGTCGCTTCATTACCCACTACCGCAACAATTACTTCATTCCGGATAAGCGTAATGGTGAAATCATCTACTCTTATAAGCCAATGCCTTATGCCGAAGATGCAATCTACAGAAAAATATCAGATATCACGATTTCAATGAAATCTACTGACCATCTGCAAATGCCAGAACTGATTACATCTCAATATGAGGTTCAATTATCCGAGGATGAAGAAACACGATACGAAGAACTCAAAGCAGATTTCATATTAGAGCTTCCTGAAGGCGAAGTTACTGCTGCCAATGCCGCTTCTCTTACCGGAAAACTATCACAGCTTGCCAATGGTGCCATTTACGATGATGAAGGCAATATCGTAGAATTCCATGACCGAAAACTTGATGCCTTAGAGGATATTATCGAATCAGCAAATGGCAAACCTCTTCTGGTGGCCTACTGGTTCAAGCATGACCTACAAAGAATCAAAAAACGCTTTGATGTAAGAGAAATCAATACCAGCAAGGATATTATTGACTGGAATAATGGTAATATCCCGGTTGCAATAATACATCCTGCTTCTGCCGGCCACGGTCTCAATCTTCAAGCAGGTGGTTCCACTCTTGTATGGTTTGGATTGACATGGTCTTTGGAATTGTATCAACAGACCAACGCCCGTTTATGGAGACAAGGTCAAACATCCGGTACTGTGATAATCGAGCATATTATCACAAAAGGCACAATTGATGAACGTATCCTGAAGGCCTTATCTTTGAAGGAAGTTACACAGAACGCACTTATTGATGCGGTGAAAGCAAATCTATGACAAAAGGTGCCAATCCGAGGGAAATTCAATAATCCGGAGGTAAAGCATGAACGCAAAAGATTATTTATTACAAGCACGCTACCTTGATGAGCGTATAACATCAAAAACTCAGCAGATTGCTTCTTTAAACGACTTAGCAACAAGATGTACCAGCACATTTTCCGATATGCCAAGAAATCCAAATCGTGGTGATTCAAAAATCGAAGATTGTGTTATCAAGATAATTGAACTGGAAGAAAGCATCAAAAATGACATCGAAAAGTTGGTTGATTTAAAAAGTGAAATCATGGCCGTCATAAAGGCAGTGCCTAATGTGGAATATCAGACCCTTCTTGAAAAACGCTATCTCTGCTTCATTACGTGGGAGCAGATAGCTGTGGACATGAACTATTCCATGCAGCATATACACCGTATGCATAGCAATGCATTAAAAGAAATCGTTGTTCCAAACAAGGATGAGAGTTAATGTGATAGATTGAGAGTATTGCCCTGTGATAGTATTATAATAGCAAAAAAGAAAATCGCAGAAGCCTTGTGGGACACAAATCCTGCAGGGCTTTTCTTATGCCCACAAGGAGGTGTTTCAATTGCCAAGACGACCAAAAAGGCCTTGTTCCTATCCCGGCTGTCCCAATCTAACTGACGGTCGCTTCTGTGAGGAACACGCGAAGCTGGAAGCTAAACGCTACGAACGTTACGACCGCGACCCTGCTACCAAGAGACGTTATGGTAGAGCTTGGAAACGTATCCGTGACAGCTACGCTGCTTCCCATCCTATGTGTGAGGTCTGCCTTGAGAAAGGTGTGTACACACCAACCGAGGAGATACATCACATGAAGCCTTTGTCTCAGGGAGGAACTCATGATAGAGATAACTTAAAGGCTCTTTGCAAAGCCTGTCATGCAAGAATTCATGCGGAACACGGCGACCGCTGGCACAATAGCACTGACCGGTAGGGGGAGTCAAAATCTCTACAGCAAATCTTCCGTGGAACGGGCGTGGGGTCACACGCGCAAAGTCGCGTTTTCAAACGGGGTATATAGGCCCTGACGACAAGGAGGTGTATCTAATGGCTAAGGACGGTACCAACCGTGGCGGCGCTCGTGTAGGCGCTGGAGCCAAAAAGAAGCCCTTAGCTGACAAAATTGCTGAGGGTAATCCGGGTAAACGAAAGCTGACTGTCATCGAATTTGAGGATAACGCTACCGATTTAGAAGGTCAGCAAATGCCCAAGCCATCCAAGCTATTATCCGCCACTCAAAAAGACGGAAAGCCGCTGGTGGCTGAAGAAATATATAAAGCAACATGGGAGTGGCTGGCAGAACGCAAGTGTGCGACGCTGGTTTCTCCTCAGCTTCTGGAACGTTATGCAATGAGCGTGGCCAGATGGATTCAGTGTGAAGAAGCAATCTCCGACTTCGGATTTCTTGCCAAGCACCCTACTACGGGAAATGCCATCCAGTCTCCGTACGTAGCTATGAGTCAGAATTTTATGAGCCAGACCAACAGGCTCTGGATGGAGATATATCAAATCGTAAAAGAAAATTGTGCGACTAAGTATTCCGGCGAAACCCCTATGGATGATGCTATGGAACGCCTGCTTCGTGCAAGGAAAGGAAACTAATATGGATTTTTCTAAATTTATGATATTGCTAAAGCAGCATCGCAAATATTTAACCTTCCAACAGTTCAGAACACTCAAAGGCCAAGCCAGAGCTGGCGACGTAGATGCCGCTTTCAAGGGCTTACAGAAACTTCTGCAAAGGAGGAGTGCATCATGCTGATTGAAAAGAAAAATGTCACCGAGCTACTTCCTGCGGATTACAATCCCCGTAAGGATTTGAAACCCGGTGACGCTGAATATGAAAAATTAAAACGCTCCATTGAACAGTTTGGTTATGTGGAGCCTGTTATCTGGAACGCTACTACCGGATGCGTCGTTGGTGGTCATCAGCGACTTAAGGTTTTACAGGACATGGGCATGACGGAAGTTGACTGTGTTGTAGTAGAACTTGATATTGAACACGAAAAGGCTCTTAATGTGGCCCTCAATAAAATCAGCGGTGAATGGGACAACGATAAACTTGCTCTGTTAATTGCTGACTTGCAGGGTGCAGACTTTGATGTATCACTTACTGGCTTTGAGCCTGCTGAACTTGATGATTTATTCAAGGACTCTACCAAGGATAAAATCAAAGACGACGATTTTGATGTTGAGGCAGAACTTCAGAAGCCTACATTTTCTAAAACCGGCGACCTCTGGTGTCTTGGACAGCATCGCCTTTATTGTGGAGACAGCACAAAGCCAGAAAGTTATGAATTACTGATGGCTGGCAAGCAGGCCAATCTTGTAGTGACCGACCCTCCGTATAATGTCAATTACGAAGGAACTGCCGGTAAAATTCAGAACGATAATATGGACAATGATTCCTTTTATCAGTTCCTGCTTGATGCCTTCACCAATATGGCACAGAACATGGCTGATGATGCTTCTATTTATGTATTCCATGCTGATACTGAAGGCTTGAACTTTAGAAAAGCTTTTAATGATGCCGACTTCTATCTTTCCGGTTGCTGCATCTGGAAAAAGCCTTCACTGGTTCTCGGACGTTCTCCTTACCAGTGGCAGCACGAACCTTGCTTGTTCGGTTGGAAGAAATCCGGCAAACATCAATGGTACTCCGGAAGAAAAGAAACAACCATCTGGGAATTTGAAAAGCCTAAGAAAAATGCCGACCATCCTACCATGAAGCCAATTGCACTTATTGCATATCCAATCATGAACTCCAGCATGAGCAACTGCATCGTGCTTGACCCGTTTGGTGGTTCCGGCAGTACACTTATTGCCTGTGAACAAACTGGTCGTATCTGCCACACAATTGAATTAGATGAAAAATACGCAGACGTCATCGTAAAGCGCTACATTGAACAGGTAGGCTCTTCCGATGGCGTTTCTGTTATCCGTGATGGTCTTACTTATTCCTATGATGAGATAGCTGTTACAGAAGAAAACTCCGAAGTTTGATAGACAAAAATTACAATTACTAAAGGCGCATATTTGGTACATATATTCTGCCTGAATTGCTTGCTATTATGTGCTTTTAGAGTGATTAATGTAATACCAAAACATAAGGAGGTTTCCACTATGGAGATTAAATTCAACGTAACCGGCGCAGATAGAAAACAGCTGGTTAGTATTATTTCAGACGTAACCGGATGGAAAGCAGTTTACAAAGGTATGCCTTCTGCAGCCTACGCAGTAAACAACATCACAGTAACCAAGGATGGCACCTGCTGCTTTGATGAGCGCACTGATTATGACATCATTCATGAGGTATTAGAAGCAGCTGACAAGGCTGGCTTCAAATCCGAAAACGCCCCGGATGAACTTTTTGCAGAACCTACTACTGAGAAGTTGTTAAACCTTTATGACGAAGGACCCGGCTTTGTGGTGTCCATTCCACTGGATAAGGTTGCAGTCGGTAACCTTACCAACCTTCTGGATGCAAAAGCAAGCCTGATTAAAAAGGCACTTGGAATTACAGACCTTGGCTTCATCATTGAAAATGACAAAATAACTTTCCCTTGGTTCAAAAAAATCCCGGAGCCTGATGAAGCAACAGCCTACACTCAGTTCATTGCAGCCCTTTGCCAGATGAGCATCAACCAGAAGCGCATCAACAGCAAAGAAAAAGAAATAACCAATGAAAAATACACTTTCCGCTGTTTCTTACTTCGCCTTGGATTTATCGGTGACGAGTATAAGAAAAGTCGCCAGATTCTCTTGAAGAACCTTTCTGGAAGCTCAGCTTTCAAAACCAGCGGCATAAAGGAGGTATCAAACGATGAGATTTCCGAATGAAGCGATTGTTAACAGACTGCGCCAGACCTATCCGGCTGGCACACGCGTTGAGCTTGTTCAAATGGATGATGTGCAGGCTCCGCCAATTGGAACTCGTGGTACGGTTTACGGTGTAGACGATACCGGTAGCATTATGGTTCATTGGGACAACGGTTCAGGCCTAAATGTAATTTATGGCAAAGACTGCTGCAGAATTGTAAAAGATGAACCTCGTGACAGCGAAGATTAAAAAACATATATTGCACACTTTCCTTCTCGAAATACCTGCAATCTTTGGTACATATATGACTCAAATTAGCTTGCTATTATGTGCTTTTAGAGTGATATATAGTACTACCGAAAGGGAAATACACATTTTTAGGAGGAACCTACCATGAAAAGAATCGAAATTTTAGACAAGGCCGCAGAAACAGGAGCACGCTTCAAAGACATTGACATCAACCCAACCTTCGGTGCAGCCTACTTCTACAGCGTAGACGCTGGAAACGAACTCATCAACTTCGCCGAAGTCATCTGGGATTACGACATCGACCCAATCCTTGAAAACTGCAAGCGCCTCGGAATTACCGAGTTCACCATTAGCTCAACCTTCTCAAGTCTTATCACAACAATCGCAGAGCTTCAGAAACGCGGATGCACGCTTGACGGACTTACCGAAATCAACAGCCGCTACGACGACTTGAGAACAGGCGAGAAAGAACGCATTCCTGCTTTCAAGATGAGCATTGCAAAGTAAGGAGGCGGTTAGAATGTGGCACGAAGGAACCATTGGAATTCCAAAAGGCGAAAAGTACACTATCGCCCATTACTGGTTAAAGGTCTTTAATGAACCAAGTGAAAAATACGGTATCAATGGCGGTAAGATTTCCAAACTCTCCATCAAAATAGACGGTAAGTACACCGCAAATTATGACAGAGGCTGGGATATCGAACCTGCTGAGGATGACGAGGCGACACAGCTTGCCTACTGCATCCTCTTAACGGAATACAACTAATCAACAGAAATACAATATTCCCGAATGCGGAAGCCTGATGGCTTCTGTATCTCGTTACAGACGGTCGCAGAGATGCGGCTTATTTTTATGTTACAAGGAGGTGCAAATCTTGAAAAAACTGAAAAACTATAAACCTACCAAGTTCAAAGCCTCGGACTCTAAATATGATAAAGCTGCTGCCGATTACGCAGTAAACTTCATTGAATGCTTATGTCACACCAAAGGAACATGGGCCGGTAAGCCCTTTGAGCTTATCGATTGGCAGGAACAGATTATCCGTGACATCTTCGGGACCTTGAAACCTAATGGATATCGCCAGTTCAATACAGCATATGTTGAAATTCCAAAGAAAATGGGGAAATCAGAGCTTGCCGCTGCTGTCGCCCTTCTGCTTACCTGCGGTGATGGCGAAGAACGTGCAGAGGTTTATGGGTGCGCCGCTGACCGCCAACAGGCAACGATTGTATTTGACGTTGCTGCAGATATGGTGCGTATGTGTCCGGCGCTAAATAAAAGAGTAAAAATATTAGTTTCTCAAAAACGTATCGTATATCAACCTACCAACAGCTTCTATCAGGTACTTTCTGCTGAAGCTTACTCTAAGCATGGATTTAATATCCATGGTGTTGTGTTTGATGAGCTCCATACTCAGCCTAATAGAAAGCTCTTTGATGTAATGACCAAAGGTTCCGGCGATGCTCGTATGCAACCGCTTTACTTCCTGATTACAACAGCAGGAACTGATACAAACAGCATCTGCTATGAAACCCATCAAAAAGCAAAGGATATTCTTGAGGGCAGAAAAATCGACCCTACCTTTTATCCTGTTATCTATGGTGCCGATGAAACCGACGACTGGACAGACCCAAAAGTCTGGAAAAAAGCAAATCCATCCCTTGGTATTACGGTTGGTATCGATAAAGTAAAAGCTGCTTGTGAATCAGCCAAGCAAAACCCCGGTGAGGAAAACTCCTTCAGGCAGCTAAGACTGAATCAATGGGTAAAACAAGCAGTCAGATGGATGCCAATGGAAAAATGGGATAACTGCTCCTTCCGTGTTAATGAAGATAACCTTGAAGGTCGTGTCTGTTATGGCGGTTTGGACTTATCTTCCACAACAGATATTACAGCCTTTGTGCTGGTATTTCCTCCGCAGGATGATGACGACAAATATGTTATTCTTCCTTACTTCTGGGTACCGGAAGATACTCTTGACCTTCGTGTAAGACGAGACCACGTCCCGTATGACGTCTGGGAACGACAAGGTTTCCTGCAAACCACAGAAGGAAATGTTGTTCATTATGGTTATATAGAAAAGTTCATCGAGCGTCTTGGTGAACGCTTCAACATCAGAGAAATTGCCTTTGACCGCTGGGGTGCTGTTCAAATGGTTCAGAACCTTGAGAATATGGGCTTCACTGTTGTTCCATTTGGTCAGGGCTTCAAAGATATGTCGCCACCTACCAAAGAGCTGATGAAACTTACACTTGAAGAAAAACTGGCCCACGGTGGTCATCCAGTGCTTCGCTGGATGATGGATAACATCTATATCCGTACTGACCCAGCCGGCAATATAAAAGCTGATAAAGAAAAATCCACAGAGAAAATCGATGGTGCTATCGCTACCATCATGGGGCTTGACCGTGCCATTCGCTGTGGTAATGATTCCGGTGCTTCTGTTTATGACAACAGAGGCATTTTGTTTGTCTGAAAGGGGGCGCATGAAATATGAGTATATTTTCCGGTTTATTTAGGTCAAGAGATAAGCCTACCAACAGCACAAACGGAAATGGCTATCGTTTTCTCTTTGGTGGAAGTACCTCTGGAAAATCAGTCAATGAACACTCTGCTATGCAAATGACTGCAGTATATGCCTGCGTGCGTATTCTTTCAGAATCCATTGCCGGTCTCCCAGTTCATCTCTACCAATACAAAGAAGGTGGCAGTAAGGAAAAAGCTTTGGAACATCCACTTTATAAGATACTACACGATGAGCCAAATCCTGAAATGACTTCCTTTGTATTCAGAGAAACGCTTATGACTCATCTACTTTTGTGGGGAAATGCCTATGCGCAAATAATCCGAAATGGCAAAGGTCAAGTCGTAGGTTTGTATCCTTTAATGCCTAACCGAATGAGAGTTGATAGAGACGAACACGGCCATCTTTACTATCAGTATCAGATGCAGGATTCCGACGCGCCAACTATGAAAAATGGAACAGTTAATCTAACCCCTTCTGATGTACTCCATATACCGGGACTTGGTTTTGATGGTTTGGTTGGATATTCTCCAATCGCTATGGCCAAGAATGCAATCGGTATGGCAATTGCCTGTGAAGAATATGGTGCAAAGTTCTTTGCTAATGGTGCAACGCCGGGAGGACTTTTGGAATTTCCAGGTACCGTAAAGAACCCCGACGCAATCCGAGAAAGCTGGAATAAGGGCTTTTCAGGAGGTAATTCTCATAAAGTTGCAATCTTGGAAGAAGGTATGCACTACACACCTATTTCCATATCTCCAGAACAAGCACAGTTTTTGGAAACGAGAAAATTTCAGATTGATGAAATAGCTCGAATTTTCAGAGTGCCCCCTCATATGGTCGGCGATTTGGAGAAATCGAGCTTTTCTAATATTGAGCAGCAATCATTGGAGTTTGTGAAGTACACCTTAGAGCCTTGGATAGTTCGCTGGGAACAATCCCTGAACCGTGCTTTACTTTCTGATTCCGAGAAAGCTACTTATTTTGTCAAGTTCAATGTTGATGGCTTGCTTCGTGGTGATTATCAAAGCCGAATGAACGGTTACGCCACTGCAAGACAGAATGGCTGGATGTCCGCAAACGATATCCGTGAGCTTGAAAACTTAGACCGCATTTCACCTGAACTTGGTGGTGACTTATACCTCATCAATGGAAATATGACCAAATTAGAAGATGCAGGTATTTTTGCAGCGACCACTGCTGCTGGAAAGGAGGAAGGTTCCAATGAAGAAGTTTTGGAAGTGGAAAAACAAGACAGTGACGAATCAGGAGACTCAGGAAACAACGATGGAGAGAACTCTGTTTCTAAACGGAACAATCGCCGAAGAAAGCTGGTTTGACGATGATGTAACACCTCAGCTATTTAAGGATGAGTTGCTTTCCGGCAGCGGTGACATCACAGTGTGGATTAATTCTCCAGGTGGTGACTGTGTGGCCGCAGCTCAGATTTACAACATGCTTATGGATTACAAAGGCAATGTCACTATCAAAATTGACGGTATTGCTGCTTCTGCCGCATCCGTCATCGCTATGGCAGGAACTAAGGTAATCGTATCTCCGGTTTCAATGATGATGATACACAATCCTATGACTACTGCTTTTGGTAATGCTACTGAGATGGAAAAGGCAATCGCAATGCTGGATGAAGTAAAAGAATCCATCATCAATGCCTATGAAATCAAAACCGGCATGAGCCGAGCTAAGCTTTCTCATCTTATGGATGCAGAAACTTGGATGAACGCAAATATGGCTGTAGAACTTGGCTTTGCAGATGAAATCATGCAGCGAAGTGCAGAGGATGAAGAAATGCCTCAGCAGGCTGTTGCTGCTTCTTACTCTCGTGCTGCTGTCACAAATTCCCTTATGGAAAAGCTCTCAGCCAAATGCAAAATCGACGCCAACCCCGTCAAAACAGAACCTACAGGTCGCTCTGTTGATTCTCTTATGGAGCACCTTAACACAATCAAAAAATATATTTAATGGAGGTAACTAACCATGACTATTATGGAACTTCGCGAAAAACGCAATAAAGCTCTGGATGCAGCTAAAGCATTCCTTGAATCTCATCGTACTGACAAGGGAGTTCTCTCCGTGGAGGACGATGCAACTTACACAAAGATGGAAGCAAACATCGATGCTCTTACCAATGAAATCCATCGCCTTGAACGTCAGGAACAGCGTGAAGCTGAAATGAACAAGCCTATCAATACTCCTCTCACTTCTAAACCTTCTGGCAGCATGGCTCCTGAAAAGAAAGGTCGTGCCTCTGATGCGTACAAGGAAGGTATGCTTACAGCACTTCGTACCAACTTCCGTCAGGTATCTAATATCCTTCAGGAAGGTATTGATGCTGATGGTGGTTATCTTGTTCCCGAAGAATATGACAACCGCTTGATTAAAGTTCTTAATGATGAGAATATCATGCGTAAGCTCGGCCATAAGATTACTACTTCCGGCGACCACAAAATCAACATTGCTTCTACCGAGCCTGCTGCTGCATGGATTGAAGAAGGCGATGCACTTCAGTTCTCCGATGCACAGTTCTCTCAGATTTTACTTGATGCCCACAAGCTTCATGTAGCAATCAAAGTTACTGAGGAACTTCTTTATGACAGCGCCTTTAATCTTGAAAACTACATCATTGATGAGTTTGGTAAGGCACTTTCCAATGCTGAGGAGGATGCATTTCTTAATGGTACCGGTGTAGGCCAGCCTCTTGGTCTTTTCGCAGCTACTGGCGGTGGAACTGTCTATAAGACTGTAACAAAGCTTACTGCTGACGACATTATGAACCTTGTTTATGCACTTAAGCGTCCTTACCGAAAAAACTCTGCATTCATCATGAATGACCAGACAATTGCTACTATTCGTACCTTTAAGGACAACAATGGGGCATACATGTGGCAGCCTTCTTATCAGGCAGGTGAACCTGACAAGTTACTCGGCTATCCTGTTTATACCTCTCCTTTTGCTCCTACAGATGCGATTGCTTTTGGTGATTACAGCTACTACAACATTGGCGACCGTGGTACTCGTTCCTTCAAGCAGCTTACTGAGCTTTTTGCCGGAAACGGTATGATTGGATTCGTTGCCAAGGAGCGCGTTGATGGTAAACTTATCCTTCCTGAAACAGTTCAGATTTTAAAGGTCAGCAGTACCTCAACTACTAAGGCCTAAGCGTAACACTGGCGGTGCCATCAACTTTGGTGGCATCGCTTTTATGATTGGAGGCGATGAGCAATGCTCGTAACACTGGAAGAAATGAAAAATTATCTGCGAGTGGATTTTGATGATGACGATGCGCTCATCGGCGCTCTCATCACTTCCGCTCAGCGTATCTGCATGGATGTTATCCGTACTGAGGACACCGAAGTTTTCTATGCCTGTGAAAATGCTAAAACTGCTGTCATGTACACAGTTGCCTATATGTATGAACACAGAGAGGAAGCTGACCATCACGCATTAACCCTTACACTCCGCTCACTGTTATTCGGTGCTCGAAAGGAGGCGTTCTGATGGACATTGGACTTCTGAGTACCTTTATTTTCATTACCAAAAACGAAGTGATTGTGGATGCAATCGGCAATCATAAAAACGCGTGGATTCCTTACTATCATTGTCATGCAACAGTAAGCTCTGAAGCAGGAAAAGAAAATACAGATGCTGGTCTTGTAATTGATAATTCTAAAATTGATTTCACAATTCGCTGGTGCAAAAAAGCTGCTGCCATTGACTCTACCCATTACAGAGTGGAGTTTAATGGTGAACTTTATGATATCAAAACTGTCGACCACATGAACTTCAAGCGTAAATGCATCAAATTATCCTGTGAGAAAGTGAGGCAATAAATATGGCTTCTGACAGAATATCAATTGACCAGATGGCTTCTGTTATCATGGAAGGCTTGCAGGATTACGCTGACCTTGCCACCGACGACTTGAAAGCTGCAGTTAAGAAAGCTGGTACCACAGTTAGGAAACAGATTCAGGCTACCGCCCCGTCTGACACTGGAAAATATGCGAAAAGCTGGTCTGTAAAAAAGACCAAGGAAACCTCAAACTCTCTGGAAGTGACTGTTTACTCAAAAAATCGTTATCAGCTGGCCCACTTGCTTGAATTCGGGCATGCCAAACGTGGCGGAGGTCGTGTTGCTGGCAGAGCGCATATTGCTCCGGCCGAACAAGCTGGCATAGAGGAACTTGAAAAAGAAATCGAGAGGAGCCTGAAATAATGGATAATATCATAAAACTACTTCAGGAGATGAGGTTGCCCTTTGCTTATGACCATTTTGCTGAAGGTGAATCTCCTGACCCACCATTTATCTGTTATCTCATTCCCGGTAGTAACAACTTCGCTGCCGATGGAATTGCATATTTCAAGATAAATCAAATTCATATTGAGCTGTACACCGATTGCAAGGACCCTGCACTGGAAAACAGCATCGAAACCGTGATGGATAGTCACGGTATTTTTTATATCAAATCAGAAACATGGATTGAGAGCGAAAAGCTCTATGAAGTCCTATACACATTTGAAATGGAGGTAATTAACAATGGCTGATAAGAATAACAAGGTCAAATACAACCTTAAAAATGCTCATTATGCTTTGCTTTCTATCGCAGAAGATGGAACCGTTTCTTATGGCACTCCTGTTGCCATGCCGGGTTCTGTTTCTATCTCATTGGACGCAAACGGTGAGCCTGAAAACTTCTATGCCGATGGCGTAGCTTATTACGTTATCAACAACAATATGGGCTATGACGGAGACTTGGAGCTTGCTCTTATTCCTGAGTCGTTCCGTACTGATGTACTTAAAGAAGAGCTGGATGCCAATGGCGTACTTATTGAAAACTCGGAAGTTGAACTTGCTTCTTTTGCATTACTTTTTGAGTTTGATGGCGACCAGAAGCATATCCGTCATGTCATGTATAACTGTTCTGCGTCTCGTCCGGGTATTGAAGGCAATACCAATGAGGACAGCAAAGAAGTACAGACTGAAACACTTTCTATCAAGGCTACTCCTCTTGCTAATGGAATGGTAAAAGCTAAGACCGGAAACACCACGGACTCAACTGTATATGCAGACTGGTATAAGGCTGTTTATATGCCTTCTGTCGCAAATACTGAAGGAGGTATCGGCTAATGAGTATGACACAGAAAATTGAGATTGATGGTAAAGAGGTTCCTTTCAGGGCCTCTGCCGCCATTCCTCGTATTTATCGTATGAAATTTCACAGGGATATTTACAAAGACCTGCACGAACTTGAAAAAAGTATTGGTGATGGCAATCCTGAAAACTCCTCTCTGGATATGTTCTCCTTAGAGATGTTTGAAAATATCGCCTATATCATGGCAAAGCACGCAGATGCTTCTATTCCTGACAATCCGGAAGACTGGCTGGATGAGTTTAATACTTTCTCTATCTATCAGGTCCTTCCGCAGCTTATCCAACTCTGGGGACTGAATACTCAGACTGAAGTTGAATCTAAAAAAAACTTCGCGCAACTGACCGCGAAATGACAACACCCCTATTTCTGCTTCGCTGCGTACAGCTCGGATTATCCATTCGAGACCTTGACCTTTTAACAATCGGCATGGTCAATGACATGTTCGCAGAAAGCAGGAATGATGATTACAAATACGCTACTCTTGCTACGCAGGAGGATTTCGACAAATTCTAATGGAAGGAGGTACCCCACATGGCTGCAAGTAGAATTAAAGGAATTACTGTTGAAATCGGTGGTGATACTACCAAACTACAGACCGCCTTAAAGGGCGTTAACTCTTCCATCAAGGATACTCAATCGCAGTTAAAAGATGTTGAAAAGCTGCTAAAGCTCGACCCCGGAAATACAGAACTGTTAGCACAAAAGCAAAAGTTACTGGCTGATGCAGTCAAAGGAACCAAGGAAAAGCTGGAAACTCTAAAGACCGCTGCAGAACAGGCTAACACAGCTCTTGAAAACGGAGATATTTCACAGGAACAATATGATGCTCTTCAAAGAGAAATCATCGAAACAGAAAATGACCTCAAAAAACTGGAAGCACAAGCAAATCAGTCTGCAACTGCCTTACAGAAAATATCTGCTACCGGTGAAAAGTTAAAAACCGTCGGAGATAATATTTCATCTGTCGGTGAAAAAATGCTGCCTGCTACTGCTGCCGTTACAGGACTTGGAACTGCAGCGGTAACCACTGCTGCAAACTTTGAAAGTTCTATGAGTCAGGTTCAGGCTACTATGGGAATCACAGCGGATTCCATGTCTACCGTTGATGGTCAGTCTGTTAATACAATGGATACCCTTTCTGAACTTGCCAAGAAGATGGGAGCAGAAACAGCATTCTCTGCATCTGAATGTGCGCAGGCTTTAAACTACCTTGCTTTGGCAGGCTATAGCACACAGGAAATGTGCGATACCCTTCCTACTGTATTAAATCTTGCTGCTGCCGGTGATATAGACCTTGCATCTGCATCCGATATGGTTACAGACGCGATGTCTGCTCTTGGAATGGAAACCTCCGAAGCAGATACGATGGTTGACCAGATGGCAAAAACTGCATCGACGACAAACACCTCTGTTGCACAACTTGGTGAAGGTATTCTTACCATTGGTGCTACAGCAAAATCTGTCAAAGGCGGCACCGCTGAATTGAATACAGCACTTGGTATCTTAGCCAATAATGGTATAAAGGGTGCTGAAGGCGGTACACACCTTAGAAATATTATCCTTTCACTGCAAAATCCTACAGATAAAGCTGCTGCACAGATGCAGGCACTCGGTGTTTCTGTATTCGACTCCGAAGGAAATATGCGCTCCATGAATGATATCTTAGGAGACCTTAACACCAGCATGGAAGGCATGACTTCCGAGGAAAAAGCGAATATCATCAGCACAATTTTCAATAAAACCGACTTATCATCTGTAAACGCCCTTCTTGCAAATACCGGTGATACATGGGACAACTTGCAAAACTCTATCACCAACAGTGCAGGTGCTGCACAGCAAATGGCGGACACTCAGCTTGATAATCTGCAAGGCCAGCTCACTATTTTGAAATCTGCATTAGAGGGACTTGCTATTTCCTTTGGTGAACTTCTGATGCCGGCAATTAAGAATATTGTAAGTGCTATTCAAAGTTTTGTAGACTGGCTTAACAGTATGGATGAAGGCACCAAGAAGGTCATTGTTACCATTGCGCTTGTAGTAGCTGCCATTGGCCCAGTGCTGATAATTGTAGGTAAAGTGATATCTGCAATTGGAACTATCATGACGATTATTCCAAAACTCGGTGGTGCCTTAAAAGCTGTTCAGGGTGTTATGGCTGCATTCAATGCAGTATGTGCTGCAAACCCTTATGTGCTTATCATCGCTGCTATTGTGGCATTAATAGCAATCTTTGTTGTTCTCTGGAATAAGTGTGATGGCTTCAGGGAATTTTGGATAAACCTCTGGGAAGGAATAAAATCTGTTGTTTCAACAGCTATTGAAGCAATCAAAAACTTTTTCATGGGTGTTATCGACTTTGTGAAAAACAACTGGCAAGGCTTACTTCTTCTTTTGGTTAATCCATTTGCAGGCGCTTTCAAGCTGCTCTATGACAACTGCGAAGGATTCCGAACCTTCATTGACGGGTTCCTTGAAAATGTAAAAAATATTATCTCCACAGCAATGGAGGCCATCAAAACTGTTATTACTACTATCTGGGAAGCAATCAAAACAGCGATACAGACTGTTCTTACAGCTATCCAGACCGCTTTCAGCACTGCTTGGAATGCGATAAAAACTGCTATTACCACAGTAGTAAATGCAATAAAAACTGTAATCACTACTGTCTGGACAGCAATTCAGGCAACGATAACAACAATTGTTACTGCTATATCCACCTTCCTGACAACCGCGTGGACAGCAATTAAAACTACGGTTACAACAATCATCAATGCCATCAAGACGGTCCTAACCACGGTATGGAACGCGATAAAAACCACAATCACAACAGTTGTCAATGCAATAAAGACAACCATTTCAACTGTGTGGAATGGAATCAAGAATACCATCACTTCAATCGTCAATGGCATCAAAACTACCGTATCAACAGTATTCAATAATATTCTTTCAGGAATAAAAACCACAGTGGGTAATATTGCATCTGCCATTAAGTCAGGATTTCAGACCGCTATCAGCTTTATTACAAGTCTTCCATCAAAAGCTTTGCAATGGGGCAAGGATATGATTATGGGTATTGTGAACGGTATCAAAAGTTGTATTGGCGCGGTTGGTGATGCCGTAAAAAGTGTAGCTGATAAAATCAAATCATTCCTGCACTTCTCCGTCCCGGATGAAGGTCCCCTTACGGATTATGAATCTTGGATGCCAGACTTTATGCAGGGATTGGCTAAAGGAATTGAAGGTAGCCGAGGACTAATTGAAAAGACAGTATCCGGCGTTGCATCGGATATGGTTATCAATCCGAAACTCAGTGCTATGGATACAAGCAGTCTGACACATAGCGAATCAACTGCTGTGACACGTGAATCCACTGCATCCATTGTTGGAGCCCTCTCTGATATACTGAAAAATATGTCCGACAATACTGGAGACATCGTTATCCCAGTTTACCTTGGCGGTAACCTTTTAGATGAAGTTATTATCAATGCCCAGCAGCGGGCAAATTTAAGAAGCGGAGGTCGGTAAAATGGCATTTATACAGTATCTAAAATTTGACTATGAGAATCTGCCTTTGCCTGACTCCTATAATTTGGATTTGACGGATGTGGAGGCTGACAGCGGCGGAGAAACCGAGGCTGGGACAATGCAAAGAGATGTAATCAGGTCAGGAGTGGTGACCATTTCCGTCTCTTTCTCTGTGTCTGCCGTCTGGCTTTCCAAATTGTCCGCATATGCTAAGAGAGATAAAATCCGCGTTAGCTATTTTGATACCGAAATCCTTGGCGTCCGTGAAACCGAGATGTACATTACAGGCTTTAAGTCAAAGCTTGAAAAGGATACCTCCTACAAGGGACTCTGGACTGTATCGTTTACACTCAATGAATTTTGATGGAGGTGACAGTAGTGTTTGAAGTGTCAGAAATGTTCAAAAATGCTATAAGGCAGAATACAAGAAAATATGATTGGTTTGGCTCCATTACTACTTCTTCCGGAAAAGTATATGATTTTACTTCAAAGGATATTGTAAAAGGTTCCGGGTATATAAAATGGCAGTGCTGTGGCGGCTCTGAAATAGAACTCGGAACTGTATATGCCGCAGAACTTGGAATCAGTCTCTTCTCCAGCGTGGACAGATACACATTGGAAGACGCCAAGATACGTCTCTTCTATTCCCTTAGCTTATCTGATGGAAGTTTGGAAACCATACCGATGGGGATTTTTGAAGTAACAGAAGCAAACAGGAATATTAAGACACTGGAGTTAAAAGCATATGATTATATGCTCCGATTTGACAGGGCCTTAAAGTTGGAGTCATCAAGCGGTACACCCTATCAGTTTTTGAAAGCGGCCTGCGATGCCTGCAATGTGGAAATGGCACAAACGGTAGCAGAAATATCAGCACTTCCAAATGGAAAAACAACGCTTGGTATCTATGCAGATAATGACATTGAAACCTTTCGTGACCTCATTTTCTATGTGGCGCAGGTAGTAGGATGCTTTTGTCAGATAGACAGATATGGACAGCTTGTTCTTAAGCAGTATGGAAATACGACAGCATGGACAGTACCGCAAAAGGAACGGTTCGACAGTAGTTATTCTGATTTTGTAACAAGATATACTGCCATTTCTTCCACCAATCAGATGAGCCAGGAGTCGGAGTATATTGCAATGGAAAAAGATGATGCCCTCACCATGAATCTGGGCATTAATCCTCTGATGCAATTCGGTTTAAAATCCGTGCGTGAGAAAATGCTACAGGAAATACTAACTGCTCTGCAGAAAGTGAATTATGTGCCGTTTGACAGTTCCACGATAGGCAATCCGGCATTGGAACCGGGAGACATACTGCAGTTTACGGGTGGACATGCAGATGAAGGAAAGATTTCCTGCATTACAAGCATTGAAATGCATATCTTTGGAAAGCAAACTCTACAATGCGTGGGTAAGAATCCGAAACTTGCCTCAGCAAAAAGTAAAAATGATAAGAATATATCTGGACTCATTAATTCCGTAGAGAGTGGACGGACAATTATTTACAATTTCGTCAATGTCAGTCCATTCGTAATCGGTCAATCTCTTACAAAAGTAATGGACATTGATTTTACCGCAACGGAAGATACATCTGCCGCTTTCCAGTGTGAAATGCTGTTAGAGGTAATTAAGGCAGAAGAAACATCTGCCGTGGATACAACAAGTGAGGACACAGAAAGTGTGGAGCCTCTTCCTGAATTATCCGTTGTTTACAAAATGAATGACGAAACAATAGACACTTTTATGCCAACAAAAACTTGCATTTTTGGAAAGCATATTGTCACCTTATTTTTGCCTATTTCAAAGGTTGTCGAAAACAGTTCAAATACATTTTCCATGTATCTGAAAATATCGGAAGGCTCCGTGAACATAGGAGAAGCACAGATAAGGGCAACCATTAGCGGACAGGGACTTGCAGCAGGTCTTGGAGACTGGAACGGTCGCATCAATATCAATGAGAATATCGGATTTGTAAAAATCAGTGATGTTCCGTTTGTGGCTGATACGTTTGAGGACAGGGTGTCTGTTGTATTTCCGAATATCCGCAAAACAGGTATATCTCAGACCATAGGAAACATTGCTATTACGGAAAGGGACTTTGGTGTGGATACCTTTACCGACAGAACATGGATTGCAGAGATACTTCGTACTTTTGTTCTGACTTCCATCAGGGGAAATCCAAAGTATAACGGTTATGTGACGGTAAACAGTAATGAGCAGTTTGTATTACGAAAACGGCATAGTCTTGCATCAGCTCCAGAGTCCTTGGAACATGGATTTATGGAAAATCTGCTGATTGACACATCCTTCCTGGAATCTGTAGAGCAGATTACGTTGAATGGCACATCAGAAGGATACAGATTACAGAAAGTAATAAATGTTTCAGATACTTCCGTTAAGGTGCCGGAGGAAGTGGATACTACGCATGGTTTCTTTGAACTTAAAGCAACGGTAACGGAGAAGCAGACATCTGTATCTTTGGAAACAGACAGCGGATTTATGGAAAGTCTTGTGGTGGATACGTCAGAGTTTGACGGTGTGAAAGGAGTGGAATTTGGCTTATGAATTATGACAGTGTAAATGAAATATTCGCTGCGGGGGTAACGAATATGACCTGCCTTTTGCAGAATAGTAACAATTATGATGGAGGTACGCTTGCTGTCAATGGAGCAGACTTTCTGCTCTTTAAGGACAGTAAGGTATCCTCCATTTTTGCACATGGGGATTCTTACTGGGGAATTGGCACGGATACATCAAACCTCAGAATCAATAATAGGGACTCCAGAATGCGTTCCCTGTACCGTGAAGAAGGAACATTATACAGCTATTACCGATTCTTAAAGATACGCTGGGAAGGCTGGTCCCATTACAACGCATCTGGGTCGGATTATCAGATTAAGTATGACCTTATTTTCTGGGATACAGGTGACATCACACTTCATATGATTGATGTGCCGATTTCCTGCTATGATGGAGCCTTTGATTTTGTGGCAGATAAGACCTACACCTTTACAAAGCCGACAGTTGCCTCTCCGGATATTACATTTCAGTATTACCCGGAATCAAAGACTTATGAAATAAAGTACACCCCGATAGATTTGCTTGTTCCGTTTAAGGTACTGATAAGGGATGGAGAAGGAGTGCTTTATACCGTACAGAATGAAGTAATAAATGAAGAAACGGGAGAATGCGAGGATGCGCTTGTTACTCTGGAAGAAACGGAGGTCAGTTCGTTCCTTTTCAAAACAAGAGGATTTCAGAAACTGCCTGACTGGGAGCTTATAAAGGAATTGACATTGCCAGAAGTCCTGAGTTGGAGTGACAGCAGGTCATTTCCGCTTAATGCCATGATTACGGGAACACCGCCCAAACAGTATATCGAATGTATGGCTGATTTATCGGATGAAACAGTCCTTGGTATCAAGGCACTGAATGCGGAGTATAAGGGAGATGTTACGGTACAGTACAGTTATGACGGAGAAGTCTATACGGATGAAGTGCCGATGGCTGATTTTTTACTGATGGATTTGGATGTCCTTTTTGCGGGATTGTTAGAAACCAAGACAATCACATTTAGATTCTGGCTGGCAGGTGATGCCACGCTGACCACATTTATTATGAATTACAGAAATGGAGATGATGACGATGCTAAAGGGGACAACTAAGATTGAACTTACCGATGTGAAAACAGGGGAAAAGGAAGTGTATGAAAACCATAACATGGTTACCAATGCTCTGAAGGATATATTTAAACCACTTGGTCTGTCGAACAAGCCGAGCAGGTATTTTGCTGACTTCACACCATATTATCAGACACTGCTTGGAGGAATTTTATGCTTTGACACTGAGATAGAAGAAAACCCAGACAATTATTATCCTCCAGCAAATGCAAATTTGATTGGATGTGCTGCATATGGAGTGCAAAACAATACTAAGAATACATGCCGCGGTGGTTTTAATCAAACAGAATCAGAAATTAACCTGAAAGACCGTTACGTGAAATACGTGTATGATTTTGCAACCAGTCAGGCAAACGGAACTATTGCCAGTGTCTGTCTTACCCATAAGCATGGCGGGTTTACATCATATGGTTACAAGAATGCGGAATATACAACGAGCTATCCACTGATGCAGAGTATAGCAGAGGATAATCTCCAATATGTTTATCCGGACAGAACAGGTGCATCTACAAGCAGCAGATATTCAGGAATGACGATTGGAACAACGGAACTGATTTTCCTTATTGACCGTGAACAGGATTGCGCTTATTACTTTAAGGTTGCAGATAAGAACCATATTCACATCACAAGGAGACGAACATTTCTAAAATCTGTATCTATTTTAGATAATGTTTATTACAAGAAACCTTTAATCAAGGAAATAGAGATAAGTGAGCTTACATCACCGCTTCGTATCGGATACTGGGGATATAATTATGACCCAACAAATGACTGCTTATATATAACCACAGCAAATGAGTACAGGGTTGCACCGAATGGGACATTTCTTGTGACGGAGATTAAACTGGACAGTTGGGAGGTTAAGCAGTATGAGGTAACGAATACCGCAGATGTTTATATTCAGTCAAATAGTAGCTGGCATATGTATGTATATGAGGGATTTCTTTTTGTAAGAGGATATGATTCCCCATATGAACTATACAAGATTCAGATTAACAATCCTGCAAATGTTGTAAAGTTCAAAAGAACAAATACGAGTGCGGTTTCAGGATACCCGAAAGCATATATCAACGGCCGTCTTTATTACGAATGTAATGATGACCAGCTTTTAATTGCAAACACAACAACGAATGAGATTATTACCCCGGAGGCAAAGTCACTGTTTAACAGCAGTCATGAAATGAATTTAACCCCGGTACGAAACGAACCGTTACTGTATTTTGGGGATTATGGAACATGGTCAACCTCCGGGTGGCATATGATGTGTAATTATCTTGCGACCATCAATAATCTGGATGTCCCGGTTACAAAGACGGCAGATAAGACAATGAAAATAACGTATATCTTACAGGAACAATAGAATAATTTTGGGAATCAAGCAGTTAACCGTTTGGGTAGCTGCTTTTTTCATACAAATTTTTAAAGAAAGCGAGGAACTCATTATGAAGGAATTCTGGAACACGATTCAACTTGTATTTGCAGGCATCGGCGGCTGGCTTGGATATTTTCTTGGTGGCTGTGATGGTCTGCTCTATGCACTGCTCGCCTTTGTTGTGGTGGATTATATCACTGGAGTGATGTGCGCCATTTCTAACCATACGCTCTCCAGCGAGGTCGGATTCAAGGGCATCTGCCGTAAGGTGCTGATTTTTCTGCTTGTAGGGATTGCGAACATCCTTGATGTGCAGGTTATCGGCACAGGGTCAGTACTTCGAACAGCAGTCATATTTTTCTATATTTCCAACGAGGGTATCTCCCTTTTGGAAAATGCAGGACACTTGGGACTGCCCATTCCAGAGAAAATGATGGATATTTTAGCACAACTGCATGACCGCAGTGAGAAAGGAGACGAATAATCATGGCTTATACAAATAGTCCTCTTGTAGTTTACACAGGGTTAAGTCCGAACCATTCCGGGCAGAGGACCCATTCTATTGACCGTATTACACCGCACTGTGTGGTAGGTCAGCTTTCTGCAGAAACCATCTGTGCTTGCTTTCCGGCAGGCCGTGAAGCAAGCTGCAATTACGGTATCGGAACAGACGGCAGAATATCTCTGTGCGTGGAAGAAAAGAATCGTTCTTGGTGCACTTCAAGCAATGCAAATGACCAGCGTGCTATTACAATCGAGTGTGCCAGCGACAAGACATCTCCTTACGCCATGACAGATTCGGTCTACTCCTCTCTCATCAAGCTTTGTACTGACATCTGTAAGAGAAACGGCAAGACCAAACTTCTCTGGTTTGCAGATAAAGATAAAACTCTGAATTACAATCCGAAAGCAGATGAGATGGTTCTGACCGTCCACCGTTGGTTTGCCAACAAATCCTGTCCGGGTGACTGGCTGTATGCAAGACTTGGTGATGTTGCAGAAAAAGTTACTTCTGCTCTTGCTACAGAAATTAATACCACAGATTCTAATAATTCTCCTGAGAAAGAAGCAATCGAAAAAGTCGCATGGTACAGAGTTCGCAAGTCTTGGTCTGATAGTAAGAGTCAGCTTGGAGCCTATAAGATACTGAATAATGCCAAAGCCTGCGCTGATAAGAATAAGGGATACTATGTATTCGACTCTGCTGGCAAGAAAATCTATCCAACAGAAAACACCACTACTTACAAGTGCCCTTTCAAAGTAAAAGTTTCAATTCCAGACCTCATTATCCGCAAAGGCGCCGGAACCAACTATGGCAAGGCCGGATATTATACCGGTATTGGTGTTTTCACCATCACAGAAGTAAAGACAGGTGCCGGTTCTACTAAGGGCTGGGGCAAATTGAAATCTGGTGCTGGCTGGATTTCACTGGACTTCTGCACAATTATATAATCGCTTTTCTCTATCCCGTGGGTACTCCATCAGTGAGTATCTACGGGCTTTTTTCTATTATCAGCAAGGTGTATCAATGGTATTTTCCTAACTTTTATATAAGCTATATTTTTTATCTCTATATAAAATATATACATACACATTGATAGACCTTGTCATTTTTGAATATTTCACCGCTCAATTCGTCTGCAAATCTCCAGTGGAAAATGAAGAACTAAGAATTGGAGGTACTCTCATGCAGGCAGAAATCAAAACTGTATTACAAACAACTGACATAGCAGCGCACTTGAAGGCTCCTGCTAAGCCTTTGACTGACATAGAACTCCAGCAGGATTACGACTACTTTATGGCTCAAGAAACTGCAAATGCACTGCTATCTGCTGGACTTATTTCCTTGGTGGAATTCAACAAATTAACCCAGATAAACCGCGACACATTCTCTCCGATGCTCCGCGATATTATGCCTAAAATCACTTGATAAATGCAGCATTTAGAGTGATGTATATACACTGACGAAGGAGGTGAATTACCGTGAAGAAGGTTACTAAAATTGATAAAATACAGCCTTCCAAAGCAGCTAAGAGAAAACTCCGTGTTGCAGCTTACTGCCGAGTTTCTACAGATTCTGATGCCCAGCTTGAAAGTCTGGAAACACAGAAAATGCATTATGAAAATTACATCAATTCTCGTGATGATTGGGAGTTCGCAGGCCTTTATTTTGATGAAGGTATCACCGGAACCAAAGCAGACAAGCGTCCAAAGCTCATGCGCCTCATTGATGACTGCAAGGCCAAGAAAATAGACTTTGTAATCACAAAATCAATCAGCCGCTTTTCCAGAAACACAACGGACTGCCTGAGCCTTGTCAGAACCCTTTTGAACCTGAATATCCCTGTTTACTTCGAGAAGGAAAACATCAACACCGGTTCAATGGAAAGCGAGCTGTTTCTTTCCATTCTAAGTGGGTTGGCCGAAGGAGAATCCACTTCTATTTCTGAAAATAATAAGTGGGGCATAAAAAAACGCTTTGAAAACGGAACCTACAAATTAGGGTATGTACCTTATGGGTATCGCTGGGAAAATGGAGAAATCATTGTTGACCCGGAACAGGCTGTAATTGTGAAGCGTATCTTTTCTGAGCTTCTTGCAGGCAAAGGAACAGATGCCATCGCAAAAAGCCTGAACTCAGAAAACGTTCCTACCAAAAAAGGTGGTCGCTGGACTTCTACCAGCATACGCGGCATTCTCACAAATGAGAAGTACACCGGCGATTGCATTTTTCAGAAAACCTACACGGACAGCAATTTCAACAGGCATAGGAATGATGGCCAGCTCGACCAGTATTATGTGACAGACCATCATGAAGCAATTATCAGTCATGAAGATTTCGATGCCGCCGCTGCTCTCATTGAGCAAAGAGCAAATGAAAAAGGTATTCTGCGTGGCAGTGACAAATACCAACAGCGATACGCTTTTTCCGGCAAAATCATATGCGGCGAATGTGGCGACACCTTTCGCAGAAGAATTCATTCCAGTACTTATGGAAAATATCCTGCTTGGGTCTGCAACACTCACTTAGCTGATACCAGCAAATGCTCAATGCTTTATTTAAGAGATGATGACATTAAACTGGCTTTTGCAACAATGATGAACAAACTAATCTACTGTCACAAGCTGGTCTTGAAACCTTATCTTGAATCGCTGCAGGCAAATACAAGCGATGAAGCATTTCTTCGAATCCAGCAGTTAGAAATCTTACTGGAACAGAATGCTGAGCAGCGTGAAACACTGCATAAGTTGATGGCTCAAGGTTACATCGACCAGATTCTATTTACCCAAGAGAACAATGCATTACTTACTCAGGCAAATGACTTCAGAAGCGACATTGAGGCTTTGAACCGCTCCGTGACGGACGACACCTCAAAGGTATATGAAACAGAGCGCCTGATACACTTCTGCGAACGTGGCGAAATGCTACCGGAATACAATGAAGATTTATTTGAACTATTCGTTGACCATATTGAAGTCTACAGCCGAAAATCAATCGGATTTGTACTTCACTGCGGTCTTACTTTTAAGGAGAGAATTTAATGGGACACACGCCTTATGGATATCGAATTGTGGATGGAAGAGCGGTTATTGATGAAGCTGCTGCCACACAGATTCGTGAGCTTTACAAAAATTATTTAAGCGGACTTTCACTTACCAATGCTGCAAAGGAAGCCGGGCTTGACCTACTTCATTCCGGTGCTAAAAGAATGATGCGAAACAAGCACTACCTTGGTGATGATTTCTATCCTGCAATTATTGACAAGGACTCCTTCGATGCAGTTGAAGTTGAACTTAACAAGCGCTCCACAAAGCTTGGACGCAACAACCGCTACAGTGCACCAAAAGTAAAAAGGCCACCTACAGCCTTCCGCCTTGGTGATATCACTGAGAATTACGACAATCCAATCAGGCAAGCAGAATACTTGTACAGCCTGATAGAAAGCGAGGTTATTTGATGGGAAATGTTATGGTTATCCCTGCAAGAAGGCAAGTTGGAAATACTGCCAGACAGCAGGATGATAAGCCTAAGCTCCGAGTCGCGGCGTACTGTAGAGTTAGTACTGACAGCGATGAGCAGGCTACAAGTTATGAAGCTCAGGTTGAGCACTACACGGAATTTATTCAAAAGAACCCTGAATGGGAATTTGCAGGCATATACGCTGATGACGGTATTTCCGGCACCAACACCAAGAACCGTGATGAGTTTAATCGCATGATTAAAGATTGCGAAGCCGGAAACATCGACATGATTATTACAAAGTCAATCAGCCGATTTGCCAGAAACACGCTGGACTGCTTGAAATACATTCGACAGCTCAAAGATAAGAATATTCCGGTATATTTTGAAAAAGAAAACATCAACACAATGGATGCCAAGGGAGAAGTTCTTATTACTATTATGGCTTCCCTGGCCCAACAGGAATCACAATCCCTTAGCCAGAATGTAAAGCTGGGATTGCAGTTTCGCTACCAGAATGGTCAGGTACAAGTAAACCACAATCATTTTCTCGGCTACACCAAGGATGCAGATGGAAATCTTATCATTGACCCGGAGCAAGCTGAGGTAGTAAAAAGAATTTATCGTGAATATCTTGAAGGCTATTCGATGAATAAAATTGCCAAGGGACTTGAAGCAGATGGTATTCTTACAGGCGCCGGGAAAACAAAATGGTGGACAAGCACCATAAACAAAATACTACGCAATGAAAAATACATCGGTGACGCGCTTCTTCAAAAGACTTACACCACCGACTTTCTGAACAAGACCAGAGTAAAAAATAACGGTATCGTTCCGCAATACTATGTAGAAGAAAATCACGAAGCCATTATTCCAAAGGATATCTTCTTACGAGTGCAAGAAGAACTGGTACGCAGGCGTGTGGTTAAAACCAGTGCCAATGGCAAAAAGCGCAGTTACAGCTGCAACCACTGCTTTGCGCAGATAGTCATTTGCGGCGAATGTGGAGAAATGTTCCGCAGAATCCACTGGAACAATCGCGGCTGCAAATCCATCGTCTGGCGTTGCCTTAGCAGGCTGGAACCCACCGGTCAGGAATGCCATGCAAGGACCGTCAATGAAGCTGTATTAGAGAATGTGGTAGTTCAGGCCATTAACACGCTCCTTGGCGACAAATCAACCTATCAGGCGCAGCTACAACAGAACATCGCTAAAGTTATCAGAGAGGCCCAAAAGACCACCGCTGATGGCATTGATGAACAGCTGATGGAACTCCAGAAAGAGCTTCTCCAAAAGGCTAACAACAAAGAAGCCTACGATGAGATTGCTGACCAGATTTTCAAGCTCCGTGAGCAGCGTGAAAAATGTACCGTTGACATCGCTGCCAGAGACGCGCAGATTGCAAGAATCAATGAACTGCAGGACTTCATTAAACAGCAGCGTACCGACCTTGTTGAGTTCGACGAGGCCTTGGTAAAACGCTGGCTCAAACAAATCACCGTCTGGGAAGACCACTTTACTGTGGAACTTAAATCCGGACTCAAAATTGATATTGAAGGTTAATACCAATAGACACACGAAACCCTCTCGACCTTAGATGGCCGGGAGGGTTACTTAATATTGTTAAAATATAATTTTATCCCTTATCTTTTGTCTCTGTGCATCAGTCAGAATTGAATTTTCAACATAACAATAATTGTCATGAAGAAATTCAACAGTTTCTTTTCTATAGTATTCTTCCGGAATAACTGTATGAGCTGTTCTAAAATCAAATTTTCCTTTTGAAAACAAACAACTCATAAACCTGTTTGCACCATCACCAGTAACTAATAACTGGTCTATAAGAATAGTTTCATCTGTCTCAGTTTCTGACAATGCTTTTTCAATCTTATGGATATAAGAAAAGAGGCTTTCAAATGTGAGGCAAAGAACGAGTCTGTCATAACCCTCAGCATTTGTTTTTATTATTTTATACTCATTCATGACAGTCCCTCCTTTACCTATTGCTGTACACTGATTAATTCAATACACTTCTTTATAATTTCATCGGCTTCTGCCTTAGTATCGATAAGTCTTGTATTATCGATACTTCCAACTATATCACCAAAATGAAATACTGTATCGCGCTGTGATTTATAATAATTATAACAATTCTCTATAAGTCTATTTTTGCTTCTATCTGGAAATGTTTCAGTTACAACGTATCTGTTTGGCGTAACGGTTTTATCCAGACCAAAACAAGAAAACTGTCTTCCTGCATTTCCGCCAGCCTCAGATATCAAATACTTAATATGTCCCTCTAAGGCTTTCAAAGCTGGAAATGCATACATAGAATAATCTTCACTCTCAACAAAATGCGTCATATTAATAACTGCTTGTTTTATTAGTCGCTTAGTTCCATCTGGATAGTTTGATGGTAATCCACACTCCACTGGTTTATAGGCATTATCAACAGCATCCTTCTTTATGCTAATACGATAAGCATTCCCCAGAATCTGTTCTACCTGAATGTCATCGTACAATTCAACAATTGTAGCAGTTATAATCTGGAATAAACAATTATTTTTCCCTTGTAGCAACAATTTATGCTGACCTGTTTTAAACAATGTTACCGTAACTGAATCCGATTTTAATTTGAATTTATAAATCAATTTCTCTGGTTTAATTGATTTGGTATGTGAAATATTCCCATTAGATTCTTCAATGAGTTCTATAAAAGCATCAAAGTCATCCTGTTTAAAATATGGAATTGAAAACCAATTATCACCTTTTACTGCTACTCTTTTTCTATCTACTAATGCAGCTTTTGCCAATTGATCTGCTTTTTCATTGTAAATAACATTACTATGACCGGGCACTTTAACAAATTCTACTTCAAGAAAATCTTTGAATTTTAACTCAAAAATACTTACATACATCTTTCCAACTTTTGAGTTAGCTGCCCACTCTCCGGAAATCCATTTTGAAAGTCCCTCATAATCATGATAAATCTTTATTTTCCCATACTCGTTTGATATAGCCCAATCAAGAGCGTTTATTACTCCAAAAATTTCACCAATTATATTATTACTATCTATATATTCCGGATTGCTTCCATATCCACAAATATCTGTTTCTGTACCATCAGGTAAAATAAACTGAACACCGTATGAATATCTCTTTAAATTCTTATCAAAGCTTCCATCAGTGAAAGCAACTAAATATCCTTCACTGTTATCCTTTGCTATCTGCTCAACCCAAACATCTCTATCTTCCAGATATGCCTCTGCTTCTTCTCTTGTATTGAAGCTTTTAAATTCTGGGCCTGAAAATCCCTTTGTTGCTGCTTGGCACTCAGACCAACTGTCAAATATTCCTGTTTTATATCCTTTTTTTACAGCATATACTTTCAAAGCTGCTCCTCCTTTTAATTATGTGCAGAATATTAAATTATATTCTTATAATGTGTATTTGTCAATTGCTTTATATTAACTTTTTCTATATTACTCAACGTCTAATCTGCTGCCCCAAAATGCTCTTAGCGTCGAGTTGCCGGATTTGTTGCCAGTTTTCTACCTTTGCTCAAAAATGCCTGATATCTAATCCGCTCACTCAATTTGCGTTATCTAATCCGAGGTTACAACCTGACACACATTTTTGTGGTAGATATGTTTCCATATAAAATAACCGAGCTATTTCAAGAGTTAGGCTTCTTATCCTAACTTCCGAAAAAGCCCGGAAATACGCCACTTTCTGGATTTTATTTGTCTTTCCTTGACATCAATACTACCGTCTCAACAGTTGTTTCAGTTTCCAAGGGAAGTTCTTTCACTTCCTCACCATCAACAGGCACAGGAAAATTGA